GGTTTGATGATACTAATCAAATGTTTGAAAGGCCTGCTCATACAACGTTTGAAATAAAAGATTTTAATTATCAAAACGTTCTTAAGGAGATACGTGATAAACTATAAAAAACCAACTGCTCAAATGTTAGGAAGGTTTCAACCTTTTCACGAAGGACATTTTGAATTGTTTAAAAAGATTCTAGAAAAGACAGGTCAAGTTGTTATTATGGTTAGAGACTGTGATGGTGAGAATAACCCTTATAAGTTTGGCGCTGTTAGAAGAAAGATTATTAAAAGACTTAAAGAATACAGAGGTATGTTTGAAGTTAAACGTGTTCCTAATATAACTAATATTTGTTATGGTAGAGATGTTGGTTATTCTATAGATAAAATTGAACTTCCTGCACAAGTTGAAGCAATCTCTGCTACAAAAATTAGAAATGAGCGTTGATACTTTTTACAATAAAGATTTTTACTCTCCCACAGCTATTAAAGAACTATCTAGCTTTATAGAAGAGAACTATAGTCATGAAGAACAGAATCAAAATCAAGCTGAACAAAATGGGAAGTCAAAAAAGAAGACTAGAACTCTTATAATTCATAGAGGAAGAATTAAACCTCTTATTGAACGATTAGAAACTTACATTACCTATGTTAATCAAAAATACTTTGGATATGATTTATATCCTTTTAGTAATCATGATAATTGTCTACTGAATATCTATGAACCTAAAGGAGAATATGGGTATCATGTAGATGGGTCTCGATCTGATAAGTGGGATATGAAATTAACTGTTTTAGTAAATTTATCAACTCAACCTTACACAGGAGGAGATCTTATGATTTTTAATGGTAATGAATATAAGGTTGAACAGCTCTCTATTCCTGGATCTGTAGTGATGATAAAGTCTTATCTAAATCATAAGGTAACCCCAGTGCTTTCAGGGCAAAGGAAAACGCTGACTATTTTCGGTTGCGGTCCGAGCTTTAAATGAATATACTCCTAAATTATGGCTCTAAAGAAACTAAACTTCGTACCCGGCTTTAACAAACAATTTACCCCTTCAGGAGCTGAAGGTCAGTGGATTGATGGAGATTTTGTTAGATTTAGATCGGGACTACCAGAAAAGATTGGTGGTTGGAAAAAACTTACTGTAGCTCAAAAAGAGCTACCTGGTGCTGCTCGAGCACAACATGCTTTTACTTCATTAGCTGGAGAAAAGTATACTGCCATAGGTACATCTCAAGGTTTGTTTTTATACTATGGTGAGGATTTCTATGATATTTCTCCTTTAGCTACTGCTATCTCAGGATGCACTTTTACTTCTACAAATAACCAAACTAGTTTAACTGTCAATAAAACCTCTCATGGATTAGCACCTGGAAGATATATAACTTTTTCATCCGTTACTTTACCTGGCGGTGGAGCTACGGGATTTACAACAACAGAATTAGAAGAAACAACTTACGAAATTATAAGCACAACAACGAACGCTTTTGTTATTACTATGCCTGCGGTAGAGTCAGGGACTGGAATGACAGCAGCTGGAGGTGCTACTGTTAACCCTTACGAAATTGTTGGACCTACAACTCAAACAGTTGGATATGGTTATGGTACTTACTTATGGGGAGATGGAACATGGGGAACTGAAAGAACTATTTCTAATGTAACTCTTGACCCAGGAAGCTGGTCATTAGATAACTTTGGTCAAGTATTGGTTGCAACTATACACAATGGAAAAACTTTTACTTGGAACGCCGGAGCAACTAACCCAAGAACGATTAGAGCATCTTCAAACACGACTGATTATTTAACAACAAATAACCCAACCGCTTCTGTTATGACCCTTGTTTCTGACAGAGATAGACACTTAATTCATTTAGGAACTGAAACAACAATTGGTAATTCTTCAACGCAAGATCCAATGTTTATTAGATTCTCGAACCAAGAAGATTTAAATTCTTACACGCCCACAGCTACAAATACTGCTGGAACGTTTAGACTTGATGCGGGTAGCGAGATACGAGCTGCTGTAAATGCAAAAGATTATACTTTAGTTTTAACAGACAGAGCAGCTTACACAATGACCTTTGTAGGCCCACCTTATACCTTTAGTATTAGACAGGTTGGAACAGGATGTGGTTGTATTGGTCAACATGCCGTTGTTTATGCCAATGGTGCTGTGTATTGGATGGGAGATGCTGGAGGATTCTTTATGTATGATGGTACAGTTAAATCTTTACCTTCTCTAGTAGAAGACTTTGTATTTACCACTGATGGAGATAATCTAGGATTAAACTTTGATGCTACGCAAACTATTTTCGCTGGTTATAACTCTCTTTATAGTGAAATTATGTGGTTCTATCCTAAATCAGGATCAACCCAAATTGATCGTGTGGTCACTTTTAATTTTGATGAAAAAGTCTGGACAACTGGATCATTAGCTCGAACAACATATGTAGATGCTTTCGTGTTTGATAAACCTTACGCGACAGAATATGACTCAACTGGAACTCCAAACTTTCCAATTCAAGGAATTACTAATACCTATGGGGAATCAGTTTATTATTCTCATGAGGATGGAACTGATCAAGTTGCTAATGGAACTACAACTCCAGTCCTAGCTTTTATAACATCTGGAGATTTAGATATTGATGATGGTGAAGTCTTTTCTTCAATCAGAAGATTTGTTCCTGATTATAAATATATTACCGGTAATTCAAAGATTACTTTATTTATAAATGATTATCCAAATAATACTAAGAAAAGCTCTCCTCTGGGTCCTTTTACTGTCTCATCTAGCACAGATAAAGTTGATACTAGAGCTCGAGGTAGACTTATAGCTATTAAAATAGAAAATGATGCAGCTGGAGAAACCTGGAGATATGGAACTTTAAGAGTAGATGCACAGCCGGATGGAAGAAGATAATGGCAAAAATAAGTGTTTTAATACCAGAACCTAAAGATCAATATGATGTAGAGAATCAAAGGCAAGTATTGGCTGCTCTTGACAATGTTAAAAATCAGCTTAATTTTGGTTTTCAAAAAGATTTAAAAGAAGAACAGGATGCATTTAATTATTTTTTATCATGACAATACAATATAAAAATCAAGGTTATAAACAAGCAAGCACAGGAAAGACCACTGTATTTACTTGCCCAACAGATGCAACAGTAATAGTTAAAAGTATGTATGTTGCAAATAACGATGCATCATCAGCTATTTTAGTAAATATGAACTTTGTTGACTCATCAGATTCAAATACTGAGTATGAGTTTTTTAGAGATGATGTGGCTGCTAAAGCACAAGTAAATGCCACACCTCAGGGCTTGAATTTAGAAGCCGGAGATGCTATAACTGTTCAAGCGGCTACAGGAAGTAATACAATACAAGGCCTGATTAGTTATGCTTTAATAGACAGATCACAGGAGAATGGATAAATGAAAAAACTATATTTACTACTAGCACTAATATTTGCATTAAGCGCCTGTTCAGTAGGACCTAAATGTACATATACTCAAGAAGGAACAAAAATTAAATCATGGGTTTGGTTTTATAAAGATAAACCAGCTGACCTAGATAAAATGAATTGTAACTAAAATGGGAAGAATAGAAGAAGTATTAAAAATAAATTGTACTACAGTTACAGTCTGTAAAAATAAATTTACAGGTAGAATTTATAAAGACGAAGAAGAAATGAAAGCTGATATTGCTGATCCAAAAACAGATACAACAATAGATCGTGTTCAACAAGACACAACTGTTCACGTATCTCCAAAAGGTTTGGAAGCACTAAAGAAATTTATGAATGTTAAAACCTGACATTAGTATTGTTAATAACTTTCTAAATGATGAAGAGACTAAATTTTGTATCGATTATCATAAGAATTTTAAAGAGAAATACAGAATTTTTAACGATCGGGAATTAATTGAACTTAGAGATAATAAACATTTTTTATCTTTAAAGAAAAAATTAGAAGAGTTTTGTGGCCACACTATGGATTGGTGGCAACTTATAAGATGCCCAGAAGGATCTATCTTTTTGGACCATCATGATGATGCAGAGCCACATACAATATTATCGTTAATAATATTTCTTAATGATAACTTTGAAGGAGGACGTTTAATGATTAATGATAGTGTAATGATAGCACCTACTGCAGGAAGAGCTGTGTTTTTTGATGGTAAGAATCTTCAACATGGAGTAAGCAGATTATCAGGTGGAGACAGATATATAATAGCAGGATGGTTTAAATGAAACCAATGGGTGGAACAGAAATACAAATGGAATATCTATATAAATATGTAGATAAAAAGTTATTAGATAAAGTACAAATATGCACTTCTATTCCAGGTAAGGTACCTTTATCAAAAGATAAACCTAATATTTTGTGGCAAAAAAATTCTTGGGATCAACCTAATATACATCCTTGGTTTAAAGATAAAACCAATCACAAGAAATATGATTGGTATGTATTTAATAGCCACTGGAACTATGAGAACTTTGTAAAATATTTTGACCTACCTACTGAACGATGTGTTGTTATAAAAAATGGTATAGATAATATTACTCCAACAACTCCTTATAAAAGTGGTAAATTAAAAATAATACATCAATGTACTCCATGGAGAGGTTTAAATGTTCTGCTTGGCGCTATGGAATTAGTTAAAGATAAAGATATTGAATTAGATGTATATTCTAACTGTAAAATTTATGGTGATGAGTTTGCTAAAGCAAATGATAAGACATATCAAAAACTATACGAACATGCGAAAGAATTACCTAATGTAAACTACATTGGTTATAAACCAAATGGATATATAAAAACGCATCTTAAAAATTATCATATGTTTGTTTATCCAAGTATCTGGGAAGAGACATTCTGTATTTCTTTATTAGAATCAATGGCAGCAGGATTATATTGTATTACCACTAACTATGGGGCTTTGTATGAAACTGGTGCGGAGTATCCAATGTATATACCTTATAGTAAAAACTATAAAATGTTAGCTCATAAATTTGCTATTGGTATAGAAGCTGCAAAAAAGACATTAATTCAAAAACCTATTCAAGATCACTTGGAAAG